TTTATCTTTGAACTCTTGAGACATCTTGGGATCATCACGCAATGCCCACGTCACGCGGTTACGGTCTGTACCCGCTTTAGCAGCAACATCATTCAGTGATACCCTTGTCTTCTTACCCGGCATAAGGCGCAAAGCTGTAGGGGAACTCTCCCCAATGGTTGAGTTGTTTCTTGGGCATCATGGAGTAGTGCGGCACTTCGCACAGGCTCATCCTGAAGGCTGCTGCGAAGTCTTCTGAGAGGTACTCCAGTTGCCCCGGCATGGTGTCTACGGCGAACGGCATCCACAGCGTGGGGAACTCCTCGACGCGCACGTCCTTGCACCAGTCGATTCTGTAGGGGGGTGCTATGTCCACCCTCCCGAGCTTTTCTAACGTCTCTACGAGGCGTTTACGGGGGATTGCGAGGCATCCGCTTGCGAACATCTGAATCGGCACCAGCTCACTAGCCGACTCTGCGTTGGCAGTTTGGAACTTCAGAGCCTGCAGGTGCTCTGCTTTGGGACGCAGGGCTGGCCTGGGTGGAAGTGTTCTGCACGGGTAGGGGATGCACACGGTTGCCTGGTGCTGGTGGGCGAGCTCTGCCATACGCACGATGTCGGCCGCGGCGAACTCCACGTCATGGTCGATCTGCACCCAGACGTCCTTGCCGGAGTCGAGGAACCACTTTGTAGCGCGGCAACGGCTGCGGGATATCAGGGCATCCTCGCGGATCGTGCGGAGATCTGTCTGTCGATCTGATCGTGCAAAGGTGGCTGTCAGGTCGACCCAGGACATCAGGCAGGCCGCTGAGATGCCGCCGTAGGCATACAGGCTGACGTGGATGGAAGGCCTGGTGCCATCCTTGGTCTCTGGCTGGACCGTTGATTTCGGCCTTGGTGCGTACAGGAACGGGTCGTCCACTTTTGGATTGGTTGGGGTGCTCATTGGGGTTGTTGGGATAGTCCTGCTGCTTCGCGTTCTCTGGCTAGGGTCAATTCGTGGCCTTTGGAGATCATGTAGACGATGGAACCGCGGGGCACATTGCAGGCCTTGGCGGTGCCATCGAGGCTCAGGCCCATGTTGCGGAGCTGATAGGCACGAATCATGGATTCCGGGTGGTGCCTGACTGCTTGCTGGGCGTAGTCCTCGATGAGCATGGGGTCCGGCGAACCGTCTTCGAGGAACTTCTGGTTTGCCGGGTAGGATATCCAACCGGCTTTGACGGCTCGTGCGATTATCTGCGGAGCTTCAGATAATAGCCGGAGGTTGTCGTTGTGTGTTCTGCTCATATCAATAGATCGGCGATGGGTCTGTGAAGCGGCAGTATTGGCCTTCGTAGTGTAGGTTCACGATTCCGCATTCGCCGTCTCGCTGTTTGGCGATGATGATGGCAGCTTCGCCTGAAGCCTCCGATCTGTCACGATTCAAAAGCATGACAAGGTCTGCATCGCGTTCGATCTGTCCGCTGTCTGCAAGGTCGGTGAGGCGTGGCTGCCTGCCTTTTTCCTTCTCCGACTCTCGGTTGAGCTGGGCAAGGCATAGCATAGCGACTCCTGTTTGCACTGCGATGTCCTTCAGCTTGCCAGATACCTCTGCGACCTCGTAGGTGCGCTTCTCTGAACGGTCGGCTGCTTTGATCTTCTGCAGATAGTCTACGATCACCAGACGCACACCGTGCTTGCGCACAGCTCGTCGAACATTGGCCATGATGTTCGAGATGCTGTGAATGCTCGATCCATCAATGAACCATAGTGGGCTGTTGGCCACCTTGCCCGATGACAGCATCATCGACTTCATTTCTCCCTCATTCAGGTTTCCGCTCTTGAGGCTCTGCATCGGGATGCTTCCAACGGTCGATATGGTGCGTCTGAAGATTGCCTCTTTGCTCATCTCTAGGCTGATGAAAAGAGTCGGCACCTTGGACTTGATCGCAGCGTGTTCTGCTATGGCGATTGCGATGGCTGTTTTACCGATGCTCGGACGGGCTGCGATGATGGCCATCTCACGGGGCTGCAAACCGTCGGTCTTTTCATCCAGATGGAAGAAGCCGGTGGGGATGCCGGAGAGCTGTCCCTTCCGGTTGAACCGATCCTGCATCTGGTCGATGAATGACCCGGCAACCTGTTTGCTGGTTGTGAGCGTCTCACGGGACACGTCAATGCTGAGCCCTGCTTCGGCATTGGAGACGATTTGATCGGGCTGGAGGGTCAACATAGCGGACTCGCGTATCAAGCGGTCTCCAGCGTCTCGTAGCTGGCGTCTGTGGGCAGCCTCGACGATTGCCTTGGTGTAGTAGGTCAGGTTGGCCGGGCTGGGGCAGACTTCCATGGCCTGATTCCAAGCATCGAATGGGGCAGGAAGTTGGCCATAGGCTTTCTTCCATTCCTTGTGCAGGTCGGAGAGCGTCGGGCTTTTGCCTTCCTGAACCATGCCGCGGATGACATCGAAGGTCAGCCTGAGTTCATCCCGTTGGATCCATTCGCTCCGAATCTCCGATACGGCATCCGATGATGTGTCGATGGTTCCGTTCAGGCAGGCTCCGATCATGCCGTATTCGTCATCGTTGGCGTGGAATGGGTCATTGGTCATAGGCTGTCCTTCCAGTTGAGTTCCTTTTTCCCAACCGGATTTGGCATGGCGCCGGCAGAGCTTTGAGGTCGGTAAAGGCCTTTCCAGCCTGATGCGATTGAATGCTCGACGATAGACGGGAACTCAGCAGGCGTGAACTCACGGGACCATTTGGTCAGTGCTGCGGTCAGGCCGGTCTTCTTGTAGGATTCACGCTTCTCCGACTTGTACTGCAGCCACAGCTTGACGGCATCGAGGCAGTTCTGAGTGCGGAGGCTGTCGGGCAGTTCGATGCCATGGGCAACTTCCCACGGAGACTTTGGAGTCTCAGTCTTTTCTTTCTTCTCTATCTTCTCTTCTCTATCGGTTAGCCCATGGGTTACCTGTGGGTTAACCTGATTCGGATCTGGGTTAACCGCCGGGTAACCCGTGGGTAACCCATGGGTTATCTGTGGGTTACCTGTGGGTTTTTTCGGGCGTCCTCCTTTGCCTCCATTGGACCAAGAAGCGATCAATCCTGCATTCACCTCATCCCACTGGTGGGCGATGACGTCGCGCTCCTGCTGCCGGCAGAACGTCTGCATCATGGCTCCCCAGAACTGCTGCGCATCTCCTGGCCATTTGCAGACCGCAGCCAATATCTCCGGGTTCCAATCTTGGAATCGGTTTGTCTTACGAGTCTGGCAGTGTGACCACAAGCGTATCACATAAGTCGGTGCTGCCTCTGTATCCAACAAGCGGATCAATAGGCGTGTCTTCCAGTGATCTAGGAAGTCTGGTTCAATGATCATGTATCAAACAGAAAACCCCACCCAGACCGTGGTAGGAACTCCCGCAGAAGCAACGGGACGTGGCACGGAAAGGGTGGGGAAAAGTTGGTTGGACATGGCTTCTGGTTGTAGTGTCGGCGCTCACTTCCTACGGCTCGCGTCGACGAGGCCTCCCTATCGCACAGGCTTGGCCTTGTCCAGCCTGTCGTACTCCTGCGCCTCCTGGAGCGCTCTTATGTGCTGCTCATGTGTAGGCTCGTCTGTGCCGCATAGGATGCCTAGACGCTCATGGTATCGGTAGGCAGCCTCCTCGGACAGGTTGTCGGGTGTTGGAGTCATTGCGATTTTCCTAGCTGCCTTCAGGTGCATCCATGACCCAGACGATGTCTGCTATGCGTACGTCAATGCCGCGCTCTGCAGAATAAGCCACCATGTAGTCTGTTTTTTGTTTCAGACAACTATCCAAAGTAAGATGTATCCATTCATTGCTGATAATCTCTGCACCTGTGAACCTAATAACCTCACCTGTTCTGAGTTTAACAGCATAGTCGAAGCAGTTATCAATGCACGCCTTTGCAAGCGCATTGCTGCCAACAACCATCTGTATCAGTTTTCTGCGCTCTTCCGCTTCCATTATTGCTTGCTGCAGCAACGGATCTTGGATTGAAGTGTTATCGTTCATAGTTTCAATAGCTAGGCATCAGAACATCCGCCACCTGCTGCGTGAGCTTCACATCCTGCAGACAGTAGTCGATGGCTGCCTGGCGGTTGGTTTTCCACAGGTTGGCGAAGTCGGCGCCATTGCCGGTCTTCTCCCCGAGCCCTAGGTGCCTGCTGATGGCTCCGAGGCTTCCATGGGCTCGATTGTCCCCGAGCTGCCACACCTCGCGCAGGTCGACGATCAGGTCGTTCCAGTACCGGCCGTTGCGTATCCAATAGGGTGGCGTGATCCGATGCTTCCACGAGCGCTTGATGAGGAAAGGCAGGTCGAAGCTCTTCACATTGAACCCAATGAGGCGCGGCTGGCGCTCCCAGGTGTTCAGCAGCTCCCACCATTGCCGGAGCATAGCGGCCTCGCCGTCAGCGTCAGACGACAGGATGGCAGGCTCGTCGCGCTCTAGGCGATAGCCTATGCACAGCACCTGGCCGCTCAGGGCATCCAAGGCGGCGTTGCGGATGTAGTCGGTGACATGGTTCTCCTCGGCCTTCTGGATCTTCTCGGCGATCAGGTCGGGATTCTTGATGTTGCCGAGTTTGACCTGCGATGGGTCGAACGGTGGGATGACTAACTCGTTGATCGGAAGTGGTCCGGTCTCGATGTCGAATATGATGGTGGGGTTAGCTGGCATTGGTTTTGGGTCGGTTGAGGCTGTAGTAGGCTGTTGATACGGAAACTTTGAAGTGCTCGGCGATCTCCCGATAGGAGTGCCACGGGTTGGTTTTTCGCCATTCTTGGATTCTGGCCATCATCTCCTTGTTGATCTGATAGCGGCTGTAGGGTTTGCGGGTCGGTGGTTTCCAGTGCGGTTGGCGCTTGGTTTTCACCCGACGCTTCTTGAGTGCATCCGGGTTTGCCGGAGGCTGTGGTGCTGGCTTGACGTAGCCAGGAGGCGGCGCACAAAGCGCTGCGATACGTTCTGCAGAAAGGTTGAGCTTCATTTGATGTGGTGTGCGTTTGTCCCCGGATGCGCACCCCCCGGAACGAACCATGAGTCCCCCAGCAGCAACAGGCTGCCGGGAAAGTGTTAGATAGGCTTGCCGCAGTGTGGGCAGTTGCAGCCCTTCACAGGGCGTTTCTTCAGCGGCTCGACTCCGAGCCACTCGCAGATCTCGTTGTACGACTTGCGGCCGAATGACCACACGGCACCCGGGTACAGGTGGCCGGTGCGGTAGAGGGCTAGTGCGTCCTCCTTGCTCTGGATTGCCAAGGCATCGAGCACACGATGGGTTCGGTTGCTGAACGGGAA